AAGATATAAGTTTGATGGTTCACATTTGATAAAGAAAAACTATTCACAATCATATCAGGACCTATTCGTTCTTATGGCATTAGATGGTAAGGAATGGGGTAGTTGGATTGAGATTGGTTGTGCACACCCTACCTATGGAAACAATACAAAGTTATTAGAGGAATTAGGTTGGGATGGCGTTAGTATTGATATTGATACAAATGTTGTCAGTAATTGGGCTGATAATAGAACAACGATACCCTATGAAATGGATGCAACTAAAATAGATTGGGAAAAGATGCCTATATGGGGATTGGATAATATTACAGATTATTTACAAATAGATGTAGACCCACCCAATATTAGCTATGAAGTTTTATTATCAATACCATTTTGGAAACATAAGTTTAGAGTCATTACATTTGAGCATGATTATTATATGGATGATAGTGTAAGAGAAAAGAGCAGAAAATATTTACGTTCATTCGGTTATGAGTTAGTAGTAAACGATATAGCAGTAGATGAATACAGCAGTTATGAGGATTGGTGGGTGCATCCTGAGTTGGTTAATCCAAAAATAATCAATCTTTTAAGGAGTAATTCAGAAATAAATCCTGCAAAGGGATATATTTTTGGTGAATAACAGAAAAAAGTAATTACATATGATTTTAATGGTGTTAAAAAGATAAACACATTACATATGAACTCAAAAAGCGTATTAAGTAAAATAGCAAAGATGTTGAATTTAACAGAAGAGGTTACTTTTACAGAAGCACAAACAAAAGACGGAACTATATTAGAATCTCCAACATTTGATGTAGGTGAAACAGTAGATGTAGTTTCAGAAGACGGAACTAAAACTCCAGCACCAGACGGTGAGCATGAAATCTCATTAAAAGATACTGAAGGAAACGAAGTCCTAATTAAAGTAATTACTAAGGATGGTGTTATCATAGAAAGAGAAAACGTTGAATTAACATCTGATTCAGAAGTAGAAATTGAAGTAGAAAAAGAAGCTGAAATGGCTGATGTTACTACTGAGATAGCTAAAGGATTACCAAACACAACGGATGAAAGCAAGGAAAACCAAATTCCTGAGCCTGATACTAAAGACCCTATTATATCATTAAATTATAGAATGGGTGAATTAGAATCTAAATTAAAATCAATGTTGGAAAAGTTTGAATCAGCATTTCCTCAAGATGGACCACCTGAGGTTAGTTCATTAGAACCAATTGCAACAACCATGAGTGCAGTTGAACCGGATGAAGAAGAGGAAGAAGAATTTACTAAATTGGACGGAGCTCCAATTGAAGCAGTTCTTAAATTCGCAGAACAAAGCAAAAACAATTTTGGTAAAAAAGCAGTAGGATATCAAGCCTCAGTTTTATCAAAAATGAATAATATTTAATTAATTAAAAAATCATTAAAAAATGAAAAAATTACAAAATTTCGTTCAACCTACGTTTACACAAAACACATACGCAGGTGAATTCGCTGGTCAATATATAGCTGCGGCTTTATTATCAGCAAGAACATTGGACAACAAGTATGTTACCATTCACCCGAATGTTAAATACAAAGAAGTTATCCAAAGAATCGCAGTTGCAAACATCGTAAATGATGCATCTTGTGACTTCACAACTTCTGGCTCAGTAGCGTTATCAGAAGCAGTTTTAACTCCAAAAGAATTACAAGTTAACTTAGAGTTGTGTAAGCAACAATTCGTTCAATCTTGGGAAGCTTTACAATTAGGATATAGTGCATTTGATACTATTCCTAAATCATTCAACGACTATTTAATTAGTTATGTTGGTGGTATTGTAGCTCAAGCAACTGAAATATCTGTTTGGCAAGGTGTAACCGCAACTAACGGACAATTTGGTGGATTTGAAGTAGCATTAAGTGCTTCAGTAGCAGCATCAACTGGTGTTATCGCAGCAGGAACAGGATTAGAATTATCTGGTAGTATTACTGCAGCAAACGTTGTAGCTAAATTAACAGCAGTTCAAACAGCTATCCCTAACACAGTTTACGGAAAAGAAGATTTAGCTATCTATATTCCAGTAAATGTGGCAAAAGCATACCAAACAGCAATGAGTGGTAATGGTAGTGGTGGATTAGGTGCAAACGGATTTAACAATCAAATGAATATCGGTGAAAAGGAATTAAACTTCCAAGGTATTCCAATGTATTTGTGTCCTGGTATGAGTGACAACAAAATCGTTGCAACATTAAAATCTAACTTACACTTCGGGACCGGATTGCTTTCAGATTTTAACGAGGTTAAGGTATTAGACATGAGTAACATTGATGGTTCACAAAACTATCGTATCATAATGAGATATACAGCTGGTACAGTTGTAGGTATCAATGCTGATGTAGTTTACTATGGTGCTTACGCATAATAAAAAAAATTGATTAGTAGGTGGGGAGTAGCTTAGAAACAAAACCCACCAACTAATTATCACACACAAAATAAAAAATTAACACTATGAGTTGTAATTTAAGCGCCGGGAGGCAAGAAGTATGTAAAGAGTCGGTAGGTGGTTTGCAAGGAGTTTATTTTCTAAACTATCCTTCATCATCTTATAACCCAACATTTACATTAGACGGAAACGGAAGTATCACAGCTTTCCCTTCTGGAAGTACGGTTTACTTCTATCAATTAAAAGGCAATAGTGCATATACAGAAACTGTTAACTCTTCAAGAGATAACGGAACAACTTTCTTTTCACAAGCGTTAACTCTTAATCTTAAGAAATTAACAGCTGAGATGACTACACAATTAAAACTAATGGCGTACGGCCGTCCAGTTGCTATTGTGTGGACTACAAATGGTGAAGCATTAGTTGCAGGTTTAACTAAAGGAACTGATTTGACGGGTGGAACTATTTCAACAGGTGCAGGATTAGGCGATTTATTCGGTTATTCTATCACTATGACAGGTTTAGAACCATTACCAGCACAATTTATCTCAGGTTCAACATCAACTAATCCATTCGCATCAGTTGGTAACGCACCAACAGTTGTAACAGGAAGTGCAGCTTAGTATATAGCACGATTGTAAAAATATTAAATAGCTACTCTCTATATGGGGGTAGCTATTATTATGTCAAAATAAATTTGGAAATATGGATTTTTTAATGTAACTTTAAGTTTAGAAAGCTGAGTTACTAGAAATACTATAATAAATTATCTTAAAATAAAATCTATAAATGTAAATGTAGTAATTACTAACAAATAGATAATAGGGTGTTAAAGACAGATACAGATAAGATAAATACAATCAAATGCTAACATACTTCCTTTCAGGCTCAAATGCTTACACTATTAGAACAGCTGTTACCTCCTCAAATCAATTTACTATGTCTTTACAAGATATGATGAGTCAAGTTAATACAACTGCTAGTTTAAGTAATATTACCTATAATGGGTATGAATCACTATTAGCATTTACAGCAAGTATAAATACAAATGTAATTGCGAATGAATATAGAGCAACCCTATACAATAGCGGTAGTTCTACACCAATATGGAATGGTAGTATTCAAGTATATGCATCTCAGTCAATTGATAAAGCTAATTACGTCACACAAAATGATGGATACGTTTCAAATGTATCTACAAATGAATTTATTATATATTAATTATGGATAAAAAATTTAATAAACAACAGTTTTCAGTTATTAATTTAAGTTCTTCAGAATTGCCTCAGGTAAGTGAAGATACAAGAACTCGTTTACAATACGTTCCTTTCGGAGTATTTGGACATGATGATTTCTTTAATATGTTATCATTAGCATTTACCACATCTACTACATCAGCAGCATGTATTGAGGGTATTTCTGATTTAATATATGGAAAAGGTCTTTATTCTAAAAATGTAGAGATTAATAATACAATTCAGAAAATGATACCACAAGAGGAAATTAAGAGAGTATCTTTTGATTTGAAACTATATGGTAACGCGGCATTACAAGTATGTTGGGATGATGCACATGAAAACATTCTAAAGATGTATCATGTTCCTGTTCAGTATTTAAGAGCAGAAAAGTTAGGTGTTAATCCTAAGATAGAAAATTATTATTATTGCACAGATTGGCAAGACCAAAGAGCACAACGAAATAAAACTAAGATAGCAGCGTTTGGAACTTCTATTCAAAAAATGGAAATACTTTATTTTAAGAATTATTCTCCAAACTTATATTATTATTCACTACCTGATTGGGTTTCAGCATTACAATTTAGTTATGTAGAAGCAGAATTAAGTAACCTACACTTAAATAACATTGAGAATGGTTTCTTGCCGGCAGTGATGATTAACTTTAACAATGGTATTCCAGCTCCTGAAGAAAGACAAACTATTGAAGATTTAGTAACTAATAAGTTTACAGGAACAAAGAACGCAGGCCGTTTTATGTTATCATTCAACGATGACCCTACAACTAAACCTACATTAGATATAATCAATATTGAAAACTTACATGAGAAATATGAATATGTTGCAACTTACGCACAAGACAGAATATTAGTAGCACATAGAGTAACATCACCACTCCTATTCGGTATTAGAACTGAGAATAATGGTTTTAGTTCTCAAAGTGAGGAAATGATTACAGCATTCTCTATCTTACAAACAATGACTATATCTCCATTCCAAAACTTAATCTTAAATACATTAGATATGGCGTTAAGAGAAGTAGGAATAACAGATGCAGAATTATACTTTGACCAATTAACTCCCCTAGCAATCCTTTCACAACAAGCAGAGGATACGGATAAGAGTATTGCAGAAGTAGCAGATACAACTAATAAAGAATTGGAAAATCCAGCAACAACTGATAAAAGTGGTGACCAAACTACAATAGATGAAGATAAACCAAGTGTGGGTGATAGAGGATTAAGAGGTCCTAATGGTCCTGGTCAACAAACAAACATTATAAATGCAAGTAGTGCATTTTTCAAACAAGAATACGAAATAACCAAACAATAATAACTATGGCTACACCATTATTTATAAGCAGAAACGATATAATTAAAACTTCACCATTGCAAGGAGCTTTAGATGCTGATGCACTATTACCTTTTATTGCAACAGCGCAAGTTAAATACTTGAAAAATCTTTTAGGAACAGTTCTATATGATTATTTAGGAGCACAAATATTAGCGGGTACAGTTAGTTCATTATCGGCATATTATCAAGACTTATTAGATGACCACATTAAACCTACATTAGTATGGTACGCATGTGTAGAATATATACCTTTTAGTAGTATTCAATTCAAATCTAATGGTGCAGTAAAACAAAATTCAGAGCAGGGTGTATCACCTTCTAAGATAGATGTAGATTTCTTATTACAAAAATCACAAGAGAATGGTGATTACTACGCATTAAGATTACAAAACTATTTGATATCATATTCTAATCAAATACCACAATACTTACAATCAGTAGGAAATCAAACACAAATCTATCCTGACCAAACTAATCAATACTTTGGCGGAATACAATTATAACCTATGAGCTATTTACAAAATAACGCAGGAACTAATTATAGTCTTTATTATACTATTTTAGATTATTTCAAAACTATTATGATTAATCATCCTTCTGTTGATAGTGTATCACAAGGGGATATACCACAAATAGATGACAAATCATTTACAATGTATCCAATAGGTAATGTAAATATATTGAGTGCTAATTTTGGACCTAAAACAACTGAATACACAATACAATTAATAATAGCGGATAAGATTAAAAATAAGAATAACGAATCAGACCCTATAACAAATGAAATGACAGTTCCATTTTTTAGCTATGATGATACAGTAGATATTCACGCTAATACATTAGGTATAGTAAATGATTTAGTTTCATTCACTCAGTATTCATTAGAAAGTTTTTCAATTGAGGGAGAAATAACCAATGAGCCATTTGCAGAAAGATTTAATAATGGATTAGCAGGTTGGGTTTCTACATTTACACTTACAACACACAACGATAGACCGAGATGTTTATATAATTTATACCCATCTGGTTCTTACTAAACCCTATGGCGACTAATATATTTTATAAAAAAGAATTGGATAAAATTGCTAAGAAACTTAAAACCTTAGCAGTAGCCGGTGCACCACGTTCATTAAAAGGTTCAAGGGGTAATCCTCCTGGTAATCTAAAAGATAAATTAAGTTCATACAATACTTTAGATAGAATGGTTATTGATAGAGGTGGTGGTAGAGCAGAAATAGTATTTGAAACAGGTCCTCCAGGTGCAACATACGGACAATTTTGGAATCCACCCGCAACCTCTAAATCTAAAACTAAAAATAGACCAGAATTTGGATTTGCAGATAAAGCATTAGGTGGGGTAGATTCAGAAATAGATGCGTATGTAAGGGAAGTAGAAGCATTAATAGTTTTACAAATACAGGCAGAACTTAAGGACATCTAGCACCACTACCTTTTGTAAAAAGTGGGGTTAAATATAAAAACGATTTAGATGTCATATTCTTATATACAAACGCCGGCAACAATGTCTTTGGGGCAATCCCCAACCATATTTTCAGTATCATCTTCAACTCTAATAGGACAAATTGATTTTCAATATGTCGGAACTTTAACTATATATTCAGGTTCTCTATTTAACTCAGCAAGTGGTGATACATGGCAATTAGCTAAATACCCATCATCAAATGGATATACAGGTATCTTTGATGTAAGTAGAATATTAAACTCTACTCAAACTGAATTAACACAAACTAATGTATCACCTGTAAAATATTTTACATTTGAAAGTTATTATAGATATCTAAGCGGTAGTTCTTATGTTACCGGTTCTCATATTACCTCATCAGTATTCAAATCAGTTGATGGTTATCAATTATTTCCTGAACCTATTGGAGAGCAGGTATACACTTTAACTCCACATTGGCCCCTAATGACAGATGGACCTACAACACAATCAGTATTTATAGATAATGTTGGTAGTGCATCAGTTTATGTTGGCAATGTAGGAACTAGTTTACCGACAGGAGTATATTATAGTGGTAGTAATGGTAGTAATGGTTTTGTTGCATTAACAGCAGCAAATGGTAATAGTAATAATGAAATATTATCTTATCCACAAGCACCTGCAGAGACAGGATTTCCCCTTTCAACTATTGGATTAGACTCGTATACAATACAAGCATATAGTGGCGTAACACCATTAGGAACGAAATTGCAATACAATGTTACTTGTCCACAAAAGTATCCAAACATAAGAATAAAGTGGAAAAATAGGTATGGCGCGTTTGATTATCTTAACTTTGATATGATTAATAGAAAATCAATTACATCATCTAAAAGAACTTATCAACCACAATTAGGAAGTTGGCAGAGTGCGACATTAGCATACAACGAATACGATTCACAAACCCTAAATTATATTGTAGATAGTAATCAAACTATTAAATGTAATACCAATTGGTTAGACGAGGGATATAATGAAATCCTAAAACAATTATTAGTAAGTAGTGAAATTTATTGGTGTCAAGAAAATACACAAGAAGTAAAACCATTAACTATTACTTCAACAAATATACAATTTAAGACCGGTGTAAATGACCACTTAATACAATATACATTTGATTTCGCATTCGGACAGGGATATAAAATGATAATCTAATATGGGAGTAAATAGTACACAAGGTTTTAAGTATAAATTAGTAGCATATCCTGACGATAATCTCGCTAATAGTATTATATTAGACCTATTTAAAGATGAGGAAATTAAATTAAGTAATAATATCACAGGTCTTTTTGACTTAGGAATATTACCATCTGATTTTACACGTACTATAACTCTACCTGGTTCTAAAAAGAACAATAATTTCTTTGAATTTGTTTATGATATTAGTGTTGAAGACCCTTATACATTTGCAACAAATCAAAAAGTTCCGTGTTATTTGGATTTTGACGGAATATATTTATCTAACGGCTATATACAATTAAATAAAGTAAATGTTTATCAAAATAAGTTTATTGATTCATATGAAGTAACAATTTATGGTGGATTAGCAAGTTTTGGTAGAGATTTGAAAACATACTTTCTTAGTGACTTAACTTCATTAGCAGAATTTAATCATACCGCATCTTTATCAAATATAACAAGTAGTTGGGAAGGTAATTTATTTTCAGGCTCTATTGTATATCCTATGGTAGATTATGGTCAAAGATTAAGATATACTCCTACGGATATAAATAGTGGAATAGATAGTATAACAGGTGCAATGTGTGTGCAAGATTGGAAACCAGCAATTAGAGTAAAAGAAGTATGGGATGCGATATTTACACAATTTGGATATACTTACACTTCTGATTTTTTTAATGAAAGTTGGTGGGATGATGTATATATGATTTGTAATAAAGCATTACGATATCCAATATTTAATTCAGCATCTAATGGAACATCATCAGTTGATTTAGAAACATATGGTAATTTTACTTTTGGGCCAGTGAGTGGTAGTAGTGCTATATCTCAATCAATGCCGCCAGGTGGAACATATCCTTTATCTTGGTATAATATTACAAGAAATCCATCTGGAATATTAAGTTCTTCTTTAGAATTTGATTTAGATATGAATAGTAATTTAAGAGGAGAAATCAATCTTAATTTTGAAATAGCACCATCAGGTAGTTTTGTTATTGGTTATGGATATGGTGTTCCACAATTTAATTTAATAATACAAGCATATATAGCATCAGCTTGGACAGAAATAAATGCAGTTCCATTAGTTAATATTAATAATAGAATGGCACAAGTGAATACATATAATTCTGGCTCAACTAAAACAGAACGATTTGATTTAGTACAAGAATGGAATCAAACATATGTTGCACCTTATTTTACCGGTTTGCCAAAAGATACACAATTAAGATTTGCATTAGAAGTTGATACATTAGATTTTGGTATTGATAATTTTACACTAAGAATGGATCCAGGTGGCCCAAAATCTTATCTATCGGTTAATAAAGTAAATCAAGCAGGCGATGGATTAATAATGGATATACCATCTAATATGCCGTTTGGAACTTCTGGTATATTATTAATTGATTTTATTACAGCAATACAAAAGAAATTTAATTTAGTAATATATCCAAATAAAGAAAAACTTTGGGATTTTATTGTAGAGCCATTTAATACTTGGTATAAAGATGGTAGTATAATAGATTTTAATAGATACATTAATCTTAATGATAAAATAGAAGCTACACCGGCAAACAACTTAGCAGTAAATAAATTAAACTTTGGTGATACTTTAGATACCGATTATATATCTCAACAATTTGCTAAAGCAGCAAATAGAGAATATGGTAAATCATATTATGTAGATTACGAAAACTATTTTTCACAAGGTGAATATACAGTTAAATCTAGTTTTGCTAGTTCTCCATTAATTTATTTAGATGGAACGGGTTTAAGTGGAAGCCAAGTAGTTGTAAATTGTCCTACATGTAATAGTGTTACTGCATCAAATTGCTATCAAATAAATTATGGTGGAGAGGGGCCATTAAGTTCATCAGTTGCAAATTATATAAATTGTGACGGCTCAGCATCACAACAATGGATGGGTGGTAGCGTTATTAATGCATGGATTTGTTCACGTGTTAATCCATCATTAACTGGTAGTCAAATAAGTTGGACATTATTACAACCATGTGTAACATCATCAGCAGCAGTAACAAGTTCTATTAATAAAATGTATATACCAACTTTTATTAGTAGTATAACTTACGCACCTACTACTACATTACCACATATATATTTTTACAATGGATTATTAGATTCTCAACCTTGGAATATTGAAGCAGTAATTTCAGGTCCTCCATATAGTTCAATTCAGGCTATTGAATTTAATTCATTTCCATACTTTGATAATTATAATACATTTGTATCAAATTCAGCTCCAACAGCTAATAATTTATCTTTACTTTTTAATAATGAGCAATCGGTATATGGAACAACACCAACTGAAAGTTTATACTCAGAATATTGGTCAACATATGTAGATTTACTTTACAATCCAAGAACTAGATTATTTGATTGTAGTGCAATTATTCCCCTAGCAGATTATTTTAAGTTAAACCTTAATGATATAGTAGAATGGAGAGGAAACTATTATCATTTAAGAGCAATCAATGATTATAATTTATCTAATGGTGAGTGTAAATTACAATTATTAGGACCGGTTATTAGAGATGTAATTGCAAATGTATTACCTGAATTTAGTTGTGATTTCAATTTTGATATTGGAACATATACACCAGCAGAAAGTGCATCATTTATAGTAGCACAATGTTTTGGAGCATCACAATTACAGGTATCATTTACATCATCTCTTAGTATGAGTATTGGTGAATCGTTTACATTCCCTGCAGAATACGCATTAGATGATTGTTGGTATGTATCCTCATCATTTAGTGGAGCATTAGATTTAAGTAATGTAAGTGTATCTCAATCATTTGTAGATTGTTCGGCATGTTCAGCATCATTACATCCAGCACCACCGCCACCGCCACCGGTTTGTGAATCAACACAATGGAAAATTGATAATAGTGCAAGTGGATTAGGTAGTTTTTATGGTGGATTAGATTGTGATGGTAATAATGTAGGAGGATATGTAGATGCATATAATATTGGATTTACAGTTTGTATAAAAGACGGAACATTAACAACCACTGGATTTCCAGTAGTAACAGTAAATGCGATTTGTTAAAGTAAAAAATTATGAGTATATATAAAACGATAACACTAAGTGAGAAAGGAGCTAAAGCAGGACCAGCATATGATATATATTGGACTGCTGATGGTGTTGTTTTTACATTTTTAGAAACAGTAGTATTAAATAGTGTAGGGGCATCAGTACT